ATCAATCTAATTCTTTTTGGAATCTAAGTTTTTCTTTTTCAAGGGCTAGTTTCTCCTCATTTAGAGATTGTATTTTTTGATTTAATTTATTTATTTCAGAAGTTGCTTCTTTTAACTGTCCGTCAAGCTGTTTTGCTTGTTGTTGCAATTGACCAAGCTGATTATTTTCTTCCTTTCTTTTATCCAGTGCTTCATTTATAGCCACTTTCATTTTTGTTAGACTGGTTGAAGTTAATGCTTCTAATATTATTGTTGGATCTACTTCCTTAGCTTTTATAAACTCAATAACTAATTGTTTTATAAATTCTTGTTCTTTTATAATTTCTGCACTATCTCCAATATGAATATCATAATCAGATGCAGCAAAATGTTCTGGTAAAGCAGTAAATATTTTAGATAATCTGTCTCCTAATATTAGGGTTCCAGACAATCCCTCTTTAAATACTACTCTACTTAAATTTAATAAGTCACTTAGTATTTCTCTTGTCATTAGATCCATTACCTGGAAATATTGTTTAGTTATATAAGAAGATTGTCTAACTCCAACTTGAACATTGGTAACTGCATCTTTCTGCTCTATTCCACCAAGTTTTTCCCTAAAGACTCCAGTTATAGTAGATGTAGTTTCTTCTACTCTTTGTATTGCTAATTCTATTGCTTGAATAGTGTTATATTTTAGAGTATCATCAAATCCTCCAAAAGTTGTATTCATTGGAGGCAGTCCTTCTTGGGAAGAATCTATTATAGCTAAACCTTGTTTTTTATAGGCTTTCCACTTCATTAATTGCTCGGTTAAAGTAGCTCCTAATACTTTTGGCAAGTATGCTAAATCTATCCAATCTCCTGCTGAACCAGACTCTGCTATAATATTATCTTTATAGAAATTTAATACATCGAATTTCGTTTATGTTCAACAATGGTCGTTAATCATTGCCCGCATTTTTATGCTGCTATATGTTTCCATATAGACCAGACTATATCATATATAACTATAAATTTTTTAAAATAATATCAAGTAAGTCTTCTTTAAAACACTCTGTAGAACTTTCATGTGGTCAAACTTTAGGAAGATATAAATCGTTTTTTATTATACGTTTTAATTTTAATTCCAAATCTCTACAATCTCTTGCAGAATCAAATGAAATTCTTTTTATTTCTTCTATAGTATAACCAAGAGTTCTATAATCAGAGTATCTCCTAATTTCTTTTTTATCAGTTTCATATGAAATCCCTAATTTGTAAAACCAATCGTCATTTAATGACATTTTTATTAAATAAAATACATTACTTTCAGTTTGTGTTATACATTTTGGACATCCTTTTCCTTGAAAAATGTACTCGTTATCTATATCTACTTCTCCATGTATTGGACAAATTAATATAGATCTTCCATTTTTTCTGTCTGTATTAGTTATTATAAAATCATACTTGTCTCCATAAATATCTTTTAACATATTGTAAAAATAAATTTTTCTATCTACTGCACTTCTTATGTTTGGACAGTGTCCGGCTAAAAGAGTGTCTGGTGTTGTAGATACTATTCCAAATCTATCTTCAAATAACATGTTTTCACGCGCATTTATATATTCTGAGACTGGGCGTAATTTTTCATAAATATCTGGATGTTTTTCTTTTAAAGTATTCATAAAATACTCAGTTTTATTTATTGCCCTCATTATAGTTGGTCTATATGTCAACAATAATCTCGCATTTTGAAAACTTAAAACTCCAAATTTATCTTTAACTAATATAGGTTTACTGATACCTTTAAATCTACCTACTAATTCAAACTCATTACCATAGATGAGTTCTACTTCTTTTTTGAATTCTTCTTCAGTATATTTCATACTTACTTATTATTTTATAAATTTATAATTATATTCCCGCACTTCGAATCACTTGATTCTACATAATAGTCGTTGCACCTTCTTCCAAATTTGGAAGCTTGGTTCAGAGGTTACCCAATCTTTAAACTTGTTACCATACCTGAGTAATTACTTCAGCCACATATATGTTACCACATATGTTTGGTATTTAAAGCTCTAAGGATTTTCCCTGAGTTCACGGGATTTAGACAGGACTAAATTTAATCCTGTAAATTTGCAGTAGCTAATATTACAGAAAATGGATCTCCATTTCTATCAGCATAGAACATTCCATTAACAGATAATGTGCATGAAGTTGGATCTTCTATTGGTCTTACTACATCTTCATTTTTTCCTAATGGGATATATATACTAGTTCCAATTCTTATTCCTTCATATCTATTTACTACATACTTTCCATTTTCTTTCTCTGATTTTAGTCACTCTACTTCATATACAGGATACATTCTATAATATTTAGAAGTATTTCTTTCATATGGAAGTAATGGAGTTATTTCAAATCCTCCTAATATTCCATCAGAAACTGTATTACCTACTACTGAATCATAGCTTCTCAAATAAACAGTAGTAGATCCATCTATACTGAAATCTTCTAAATTTTCTAAATCCTCTAAATCTTCTTTTGTTAAGTATTCACTATAATCAGCTAGTATCTGATCCTTTGTTTTATAAAATCTGCATACAGATCTCATAGAATGTTTTAATAGTGATTCTTCTGGATTTCTATCTATAAAAGTATTTATTGGATTTAATATTTTGAAATCCAGCATTTTTTTAGAATTCTTTTTAACTGTTTTGTAGTATCCAGTTCCGGAAATAAGTAAGTCAGTAAGTAAAATTTTTCTTTTATTTAAAAAATCTATATCTTTTGTTTGTATAGCCCAATCTATAATATTTTGAGCTGCAATTTCATATTCTGATATAAAATTTCTATCTGCTGCTACTATTAAATCATTTATTGATTTTTCTATCTCTGCATCTGGAGTTTGTTTTCCCACTATAGTATTATAAACTAAATTATTTAAATGTTCCTTTAGTTTATCTTGAACCATTTTGTTTATTGCTAACTGTTTATCTCTATGAATATTAGACACTGTTTCTCTATCCTTACAAGTTATTCTAGGTAATACTGGAACAGATAAATATTCTCCTATTAAAACATCTATATGTTTTCTAACTAATGGAACAAATTCTACAGATGTAGGAGTACCAATTCCATAATTTTCTTCCAAGTGTCTAAATTGTTCTGGGTCTCTTTTTCCATGATAATAATTATATGCCTTAATTAAAGTAGTTTTTTCATATACTAATTCATTTATAGCTCTATCTATATTGGAAATTATTTCATTTTTTTCTTCTTCTTTTGTCATACTAATTATGTTCTATCATTTCAATAACATTTAAATGTCCTACTGTAGATGCATCATTTCCTTCTATTCTTATAACGATTGATGCCACTCCTGTAAAATTTACTTTTATTGTTCTTGGGACTGCATTAGTCCCTTTACTTATAATATGATTTAATTTCATTACCTAAAATTTTGAGCAAAAGTTACGAATAATTCTGTTGCTGACTTAACATATACTGAAAACATATCGCAAGCATTTGGGTCTAATGATAATATTGGCTTATCTCCATTTGGAAATTTAAAGTATGTTCCCCAGGAAGCTACATGTAGACCATTATTATCCTGAGATATTTCTAATGTATAAAGTGAATTTGCCACTGGATTTATTGGATTTGCAAAAGTAATATCACCTGTCATAGTTAATTTAAATACCTGACTCTGAGATAGATCTAAAGTAACTGAGCCTGTAACTGAAGTAGTTACTGGAGTGCTGGTTATTATTTTTGTTTTTAATGCATTCACTATATCATCACCTAATGTACTAATATTTTGTTTTAATGATAGTGCAGTAGCTTGGGCAGTACTTACTGGTTTATTTACATCACTTGTATTATCAACATTTCCAAGCCCTACTTGGGTCTTAGTAACTCCATGTGGATTAGATAAGTTTGATATATGTGTTTGTATATTAGCATTTGCAGGTTCAAATGCACTTAAATTTACTGCAGATCCTATCTTAATATCTACTACTCCTGTAGTTCCACTTTGATTAGTTACCTTTCCAACTTCTTGTAATATTCCTGTAGTTGGTCTAGTAGAAGTTAAAAGTCCCGCTGTAGACTGAGATAAATATAAAGTCACACCACTAATTCATGCGGATGTATTTAGTCCTTGTAAAGTTCCTATAGATCTACATTCTCCAACTCCTCCATTAGCAACTGTTCCTTCAATAATCCCAAATGCAACTGTATTTAAACTTGTTGCTATTGCT